AATTGGTTTAGTAATTAGTTCTGCTAGTTCGTGCATACTGAATGATGCGATCCCTGATTGTGTTTTTCGTTTACTCATGATTCCTTTTTATTTAAGTATCTGTTATTTATTGATGCGATGCGTTGCTTATAGTCATCGTAAAGTTCTACGCACACCGTTCCATAGTCAGCATCACCTTGATTGTCTCGGTAGTGTGATGCTAGTTCATCTAGCCACTCTGCCTCTGCTTGGTACTTTGATGAATGGTATCTAGCTTCAACAAGTTGCTCTGCTAGTTGCTCTCGTGTATAGTCTTGATTGACGATAAAGTCAATGCTTGATTGCTTGAATCTTTTCATGGCTAAAATTGTTTTTTTATTAGTTGTACTTTCTCTGTGTCTGTTAATTCATCGCTATCGAGTATGTTGATTAGGTAGCACTCAAATTCTTCTGTATTCAATAGTTCTTTTGCTTTTACAGATATCAAGTCAGTATCCATTTGTTGTAGTTCTTGCTCGCCTATCTGCTCCCATATCTCATCGTGTAAGTCTGAGTGAGGGCTTGCGGTTCGACTGTCGGTTGTTATTGCCTCAGCATCAAATGGGCTTAGATTATCGGGTACTTCTACCTCGATTGTTGTGGTGTATGTACGCACCACTTCTATTTCAAATGTTTTCATGTTTATTGGTTTTCTTCGTGGTATAATTTGTATTCTTCTTCAATCTCATCGCTATATATATACTCTTGTAAGTACGGGTGTATAAGTGTTTCATTATATTGTGTTTTGAATAGCTTGGCATCTGTGTAACCGCCTCGCACGTCACACCCACCGTGTATCTGTAAGAGTAGGTAGGTATCTCCCTCGGCATCTTCTAACCATGCACCTTGCAACACCTGTGATAGGTCGCAATCTCCGTTGTAAGTATTGAATTCGTGTTTGATTTCCATACCTATCAACTCAAGGAAATCAGCACCTTTTTGAGATACACCCCAAGCAAAATCACCATCCCAATCTTTGCAGTCAGTGTTGAGTTCGTTGAACTTATCGCACAGGTGATCGAGTTCAAGTTCGCTTAGGTAGTGAAAGACTGACACATTACGTTCGTACTCGGTATGTACCTTTCCATCTTTATCAGTCCATTCAGACTTCTCAATCGTTGCTTCTAATTCATTGTCAAAATCCTCGATAGTCTTGGCTTGGTTTCTTTCCCAATTCCTACCATACGCACCGCCTGAGTCAAGGATGTGGCTACCTGTGTTTTCCGTAAGCATAGCATACACTAGCTTTTGTGTTTCTGTAAATCGTCTCATATCTATTGGTTTATAACATTAATACTTTATAGTAAGATTTAAGTAGTTTGAAGTAGTTGTAGTCATACATATAGTTTATGTGTTTTAGTTGCATATTCTTTGCAACGTGTACTTTTCTCCTGATAAGTCTAGCGATTCTTATGATGATAAATTTCTTCATGTCTATTGGTTTACAAGTTTTACTAATTCATCTAGGATAAGGTATGTGTGGTCGCTTGGACAGTCGCACTCTTCAAAGTGATTGCGCTCATCGTCTATGGTGCGGCTAGCTAACTCGTTAACGAGCGCTTGTATTTTCAATGTATTCATCTCTTATTGGTTTTCGTTACCATACGCAACAGCATAGTAACATAATTATAACTAGTAGCGTCATTTCTAAAACGTTTGGGTTGTCGACATTATTATACATTATCAAAATTAATTAGGTCGAACTCTGCGCCCATATCTAAAAGCGCCTGTTGTAGTGCGATATCTTGCACGTTTGGTAATTGGTTTTCATTCATAATTGAAAAGGTTTTTTTAACATAGACTACCCTTAGCGAATACCTTCTATAATTTTACACGTTAGGTAAACAGTGCGTTGTCGTTTACGTGTGCTTATTCGCTTTGGGTAGCTATGTTTTTTTACTTGTTAAATAGTGTACTCAATACGATTTTAATTTCGTGTGCGTCGGATAGGTCTGCGTAGTCCTTACCGAATAAGTCCTGCGCTATGTTGTTAAGTATTTCTAACATCTCTATTTGTTTATTTATTAAAATTTAGGGCACGGCTTTACACCGTGTCCGTTGTTTTCGTGTGGTCTCCACTAGCCCGAGTATCTCGGCGGGCTCGTATGTTGTCGGCGCTTATGCTCTCGCTCGGCGTCTTTGGTTGCGTTGCTCATCTGCTCGCTCGATGCGGTCAGAGTATGCACACTCTAGGCGGTCAGTGATGGCTCTCGCCCTTGATGACTTTTGCCCCTTGCTACTACTGTAAGTCTTATTAGAGTACTCACGGCGGTAGCGCTTGTCGTGTAGTATGGTGTTTAATACTCTCATTTCTTTGTTTGTTTCTTGGTACTAATATACACACATCACTTCGATAAAAGCAAATATTATCGACACTTTAACAGTATTTTAACATATCAAGCGATAAATAGACAATTGACGTTAATAGATGTTAATAGCCTTGCATATGTCAGGAAAAAGTTGTATAGCGTACCCCGTCGGGGGTTGTTTGGTGTGTTGCCCGTGTTAAGGGGTGGGATTGTCGCAATGATTTATGCGTTTGCGTTTGTTAACAGAATAAATTTGTAAAAGTTACTGTAAAGTTGTAAAGGCAAAAAAGCTGAAAATTTTCAGGGTTTGCAAAAAAAATTACAAGGCGGTGGGGTTGCAATTTTGTTTTGGTTTTGTTAAAAAATTTGATTTATAATATAATAATCCCCACGATCTGTATAGCTCAGATTTTTTTAACACTTAGGAAGTGGTGTTTTCACTAAATTTGCATATACTAATTCAATATATATGACAGCTTTAATTATATTTTCTATTTATGCAATACTTGGTATAGGTATGACGTTGTGGTGCAAAGAAGAATCGTAGTGGAGGCACCTAAAACGTGCCGACCACGCAGATTCTTTTTTAGGGCTTGACTTTTTAAATTTTTTGTAGTAACTTTGCTACGACTTTAGTCACAACCTTATGGCCAAAGGTCTTGGGGACTTTGACCTGGGTTGTTCAGAGGGAGATCACGTAAGTAAATTACAGGTCCTTCTACTACCGATTAGAGTCTTATATTACTTGTCTAGTATATGATAAGTAGTGACTAGGGCTAGCTATATACTTTAATTAAATACATATGAATAAATACATACTAGAGATCCTAGAGGACAATGAATGCCTCGTTGCCACTGGATTTGATGAAGCCATCATAGGTTTTACTTATGGGTTGGAAACCAAAGCTGTCTATGATATAGACCAGGTTTTAGATATCCTTCAAAGAGATGATGGGATGACTCGTGAAGATGCCATGGAGCATTTTGATTACAACATTGCTGGTAGTTATGTAGGACCAAAGACACCGATCTTTGTTTACTGCACTGATCCAACATTTACAATAGAAGGTAGCGATGAGTGATCAAGAGTTTAAACTAAAGAACGTTCTTAGTAAAGAACAAATCAAAGCCTTATTAAAGGCACATACGAAAAGCCAGCTTCTAGAAAAAGCTATCGCTTGGGAGATTACTGCAGGACAATACAAAAAACAACTAGACGATCTTCAGAAGGATCAAGAGTCTATAGATAAAGAGCGTGTTGAAGAATTTTTTAAATTGAATAAAGATGAGTTACAAAACGAACAAGACGACAAAAAAAAAGATTGATTCTTTGCTTTCTAATAATGCTTCATATCAAGCAGCTAATGTTTGTATGACGAACTCTAAGACAAAAAGGAAAGAAATCAATAGATACTGTAGGGTAAACTTTATCAACCCTATAAAAGATATCGACGAAGAATTTTACTCACGTATTAAAGATGCATACTAATGTCAGGAATCAAATCAAAAAGTATTAAGGAAACGATATACGCTTTGCGTAATAAAAAGAAAGTTTACTGTAGAGATCTCCAAACCTCATACCTTAACATGAATAATACAGAAAGAAAGCTTCTTATGTCTCTAGTTAAAAATAGAAGGCGGGAGTTGCTTCTTACGTTTGCAGAAACTAACGCTAACTCTTTATGGAACGAGATATCTTTATACGATAAGTTTATGTATCTCTTTACGGAGAATGAAGTTTACAATATAAGCGGATACTATAACATTCATGGCGATTATGTCTCTGGTCATATGCATCAATCGTATTAATATTATATAGTTATATTTGCGATGTGGGTAAAAGAACACAGCCATATAAACTAGGTTTCCCTGAAAGATATTTTACACAGGGGGACGATAGTGCTGGTTCTGATGAAACACATGCAGAAAAAATGAGAACACGAAAAAAAGCATACGAAGAGGGTAGGAAGATAGACCTAAAGAAGGTAGCTAAGTTAGGTATGAAGGTAAGTAAGTCTTCTGCACAGCAGGCAGCTATAGCCATTTCTAAAAAAGAAAAAGCTGGGGAGATGAAGAAGGGTGGTAAGGTTTCACGTAAAGCTTTAAGTGCTGCAGTAAAGAAAACTTTAAGAGCTAAAGCTAAGAAGTCAGGTAAATCATACAGCACCTTAGTTAAGGTGTACCGCAGGGGCCAAGGAGCTTGGATGTCTGGCGGTAGTAGAAAAGGTATACCTATGGCTGCTTGGGCTATGGGTAGAGTAAATAGCTTTATTCGAGGATCTAAAAAACACGATACAGACTTATAAAATAAATAGATATGCCACAAGGACCAGGAACATACGATAGACCAGGAAGACCAAAAAAAGGAATGGGAGGACTTAGAGTCATGCCTAAGATGCCAGGTGGAGGACGCCTTTATGATTACATGAAAGCTGGGGGTAAGCTAAAAATGGTAAAAAATGAAAAGGGTGAAATGGTTCCTTTTTATGCTGCCGACAATATTGGTAAAATGGAGTACGGGGGTAAGACTATGATGCATGGAGGTATGAATGATGGAGAGCCTATGCTTGTTATCAAAGTAGGTGAAGACGGAATGAAGTATGGTGAAAGAGGAAGGAAAGTAGAAAAGCAAGAGGGTAGTGATCCTGGAGATAGATCAAAAGGTGAGATATATTTTGACGCAGACGCTGCTGGTTTTTTCCAAGTACAAGAAGGTCAGCAAGGAACGTTTTCTACAAGAGTTACAAAACCAGGTGTAATATATGATTACATTGAAAAAAATGCAGGTAAGGAAGGTGTAGGTTTAGCTGTAGATGGTATTGACGAAGAGACATTAAATAAATATGTTGGGCTACGAGGATACAAAACCAATTCTGAAGGTAAACCTATTGATGGTCAGGGTAACGTAATAAGTGAAGACGAGCTAGCTGAAAAGGGAGTTTTTATGTCTACTTCAGGAACAGGAACTTCTGCTGGTAAAAAATCTGAGGTAATGTCTGTTATAGAAACAGCTTTGAATACTGGGGATGCAGGTCTTATGGGGCTTGTTTTAAATCCTTATGAGGATAAAACAAAAAGTGTAATATCAGGTGTTACACCTTATGGTATCGACAGAATTGAAAATACAGAAAATACTAAGAATCCAGAGACAGGAGAAGTAACAAAAAGAGGCGTTACTTTCCGTTCAGAACAATATACAACAGACAAGGGAAGTGGTAGATTTTCAAGTAGAGTTTTTGAGCCATCTACAATAATTCGTGGACAATCATTTGCTGAAGATCCTAATAAGCCTGGAGAAACTATAATTACTCCCGAAGGAAAAACTATTCAGGTAAACCCAGACGCTGTACAAACGCCAGGGTTCGGAGAAGGAACGTCAAACCCAGGACCAGACGCACCTCCACGTACAAGAGAAGAGGGCGCTGTTCCTTATCAAATGAATTTAGGGGGTAGACTTCGTATGGCTAATCAAGGTGCAAAGATGGAGGAACAAGCTAGACGTACTGTCTTTAGGTTCCCTAGATCATAAGTACAACTGTTTATTGCGTACTCTTTGTACAATTTTGTAGTCTTCGCCTTCTTCAACAATGATGTGTACCAAGGTTACTTTTTGAAACTTTGAAGTCTTCATTGTTACAAAATAAGCACCTGGCTTTGTAATATTGAAGTCTATTGTTTTGCCTTCTCTTATTAATCCTTCACCAGTAAAGTCTGCTGCTTCGTAGTTATATCCTTTGTAGTAGTTGTCGCTTAAGAGTCCAAACATCCACATAGAGTCTTCTACTCCTTTTAGAGTTACGTTAACGTTTGTTTCTTGACAGAAAAGTGTGCCGCTAAATACTAGGGCGAGTGTTAAAAATAAGTTCTTCATAGCTTTTATATATTTGTGTTTGATTCAAGTATATGGTTTTTATTTAATACGAGTCAAGCTTTTAAATATTTTTAACAAATGAAATACGGACCTAAAGATAAAATGCAAAAGGGAGGCAAAGTAAAGCTTCAGTTTTTAAAAGAAAAAAAATCTGTTGAAGCTCCAAAAGGTTTTCACTGGATGGAGGATCAAGGAAGGTTTTACCTTATGAAAGGTGATTATGCTCCCCACCCTGGAGCTGTTAAAAAGGCAGAGTTTAGATTAGTAAATCACGAAAAAGCTAAATAACAATCTGCTCTAACCCTTCTAGCTTCCTGTAGAACTTTTGTATCGTAAGCCTAGCACGCTGGGTTATAGTGTATCTGTTTTTATAGTTTTTCCTTTCATGGAATAAAGCTTCAGAAAAAGACATCTCGTTGACTTTAGTTCTATCAAAGGCTTTTTCTATCCACCCACGTTTCTGTAAAGGATACAGAACTTTTTGTTTGAACTTACGTGGACTCTGATATAACGCATCAGCCATATGGTCAGCTGTAAAAAACTCGTAGTCGTACATAAATATTAAGACGTTGATTTCGTTCATGGTAAGATCTGTACTATTAGATATGTCACGTATAGCGTGCTTATAGTACTTCATATAGTTCTTCCCGACATACCTATCATTAAGATAACTAAACTCTCGTATCTTACGTCCTTTATGATATCTACTCATTTGATTATATTTGCTGTAAAAATAAGAACATGGGAACTCTTTCTGGAAATGCAATAAAAAATACTTATCAGGGTTTATTAAAGACTTCTGATGCAGCTGCTTTAACATCCTCATTAAAGGTTATAGAAGATGGTACTGGAGTAGATAGTGCTTTATCACTTTCTACCACCACCGTAAAAGCAGAGTCTTTGCAAATAAATACTGTAGCTGATGGATCGTCTAGCACTGTTCTTGTTTGGGATAGTTCTAGTAAAACAGTTTCGAAAAGACCACTCCCAATATTTGATCCCATAACAACAACTGTGACTGGCGCCTCAAATCCCACGGTCACAATAGCTGATAGAGCAGGCAATTCTACTGCAATTCAATTTGTTGCTGGCAACGGTTTGTCTATAACACAATCGTCAAATGTAATTACGATTGGAAAGGGATCGGAGACAGTTTCTACGGTTAGCGGATCTAGCAGCCTTGCTGCAACTGATTCAGGAAAGGTTATTTACATAGATGCTACTTCTCTCGGTTCTGGAAGAATTACTTTACCAACATGTGCTGTTGGACTTTATTATAAGTTTGTTCTTACAAGCGACTCAGGTACGGCTTTTAAAATATCTACTAGCGACCATGGGGCAGGATCTCAAACACAATATTTTTATGGTACTGTAAGTACTATTAGCTTAACAGATAACAAGACGGCTTCGCAAAGAATAACCGCTGCAACTGCTGCAGCTAACGAAGAAAATCATGATAACCTTTCTTTTGATGGGGACTCTGCTACAAGTGGAGGTTTAGTAGGTGACGTTATAGAGATTTTCGGAACAAGCACTACGGCTTGGTTGGTTAGGGCTGTTTTAAGAACAACTAATGCATCTCCATCAAGTGTAGCGGTAATAACCGATGCATAATGAGTAACAAGCACGACGCCATAGAAGAGATAGCTGAAGTATTAGATACACTAAATGACATTATATCTAAGTACGAACTAGAAGATGACTTTGCATACATCTTCTGTTGTGCTGTACCTATAGGAGTCAATGTTTTTGAAACAGAATACACAGCAGGGTACTCGTGGAGCACAATGGGTAGAACAGAGTTTAATGCTATACTCACTATACTAGAAAACGCTTACCACAGCCGTGATGACGGAAAGTGGGAGCTATTAAATAATATATCACTAAATTAAAATTAATTACATATGGCAAACATTATTAGAAAAATAGTTGTTGGCCCAAATCCTAAAGACGCTATGGCTTACTATCTAGGCATGCGTGCAGGAGACGGCAAGGTGTCAGCTATTATGGAAAACGAAAGGTCTTTATACAAATACAATGTTCGTAGATACGAAGTGTATATAGAAGACCAAGATTCTACTTACCTTTGGAAAACGGTTGAGAATCAACCAGTATTAATTGAATATGACTGTAAATTTGAATAGACATGAATGCTGTATATCATTTTATTGTAAGTGTCCCAAAGAAATTTGAGGACACTTTAAAGGTTGGGGATAAAGAGATATTCCTAGAAAATAAATTTAACGAGTTTGAGCATAGGATCTCCTACGGAGAAATTATATCTACACCTATGAAACATCCAGAGCTAGAGTGTAAGCCTGGTGATATCCTTATATTCCACCATCACGTAACAACAAACCCAGCGTTAAACTTAGGGGACAAAAGGCATCTTGTTCTTTACGATCCAGAAAACGGAAGGATGAGTCAAGCAATAGCATATAGAGATAAAGACTCTGATGAGTTGCATATGCTTTCTGACTGGTTGTTTGTTTTACCTGTAGACGAAAGAGAGGATGAGGTTTCTGAAAGCGGTATTATAATGGAGCTTGCCACACAGAAAGAACTTGCTGATGAGGCAGAAGTATATATGCCTCATCCAGAGTTAGAAGCTCAAGGTGTAAAGCCAGGTGATATTATAGGTTTTGATAAAAACTCTGACTATAAAATAAAGCTAGATAATGGTGATGTTGTTTATAGAATGAGGGTTGATGATATAAGCTATGTCAAAGTTTACGACAGCGAGTGCAGCTAAAAGGCTTATGTCTTCTATGGAGCAGGCCATAGATAATATGATTAGTGAAATTAAAAAACCTGTTGATCAAGAAATAAATGGTAGCGCACGTAAAGCTGAGTTACAATCTATAAAGCAAACTGCTATTGATTGTAAGGAACTTCTTATAGAACGCCAGAAGCTAGAGCAGATGTTAAAAGATCTTTCTAGCAACGGAAAGATAGAAGAAGAGGTTGATTACAGTAGCGGCTTTGCAGAACGTTTTTCTAAATAATGCTTATCGATGTTAATGAATATAATGAACAAGCTGTTGGTATATGCCCCGATGGCACGCAGGGTAAAGTTATCACAATCAGTGGTCTACACATTATGCTTCCCAAACAACCAGCCAATTCCGATATTGCCTTCCACGACCTTCCGCAGGAGGATCAATATTGGAGGCGTCAAGAACTACCCAAAGAGCTGCTTAGGATTCGCAGTATGGACGAGTGGATGGAGGCGCCGAGCGAATTTAGAAAAAGGTTTCGTCCGTATATCGAAGAAGAATATAGACGTAGGCGTCAGGGTTTTTGGTTTTATAATAACGGCACACCTGTATATATATCGGGGCGTCATTACATGTTCTTACAGTGGTCCAGAATAGATATCGGCTACCCGTCGTATCTTTCTTACCAACGTGAAATCTATCTACACATGGCTGCGTGCGAGTCTGATCCTCGTTGTATCGGTCAGCTATATACTAAGTGTCGTCGCTCTGGCTATACCAATATCTGTGCTTCTGTTCTTGTGGACGAAGCTACACAGGTTAAAGACAAGCTTTTGGGGATCCAGTCGAAAACAGGTAAAGACGCTCAGGAAAACATATTTATGAAAAAGGTAGTCCCGATTTTTAAATCGTACCCTTTCTTCTTTAAGCCTATACAGGACGGTACTACAAACCCACGTATGGAACTAGCTTTCCGAGAGCCATCAAAACGTATAACAAAAAACAATAAAACCTCTGCAAAAGGTGAAGCGTTAAATACAATTATCAATTGGAAGAACACCACTAACAATGCGTATGACGGAGAAAAGCTGCATCTATTGTATCTCGATGAGGCAGGTAAGTGGGAAAAGCCTACCGATATAAAGGAGGCGTGGAGGATACAAAGGACTTGCCTTATTGTAGGTAGGAAGATAGTGGGTAAATCTTTGGTTGGTAGTACAGTAAACCCTATGGACAAAGGTGGTAAGCAGTATAAAAAGTTATGGGAAGACTCTGATCCGTGTATGCGCAATGCCAACGGAAGAACTGTATCTGGTTTGTATAGACTGTTTATCCCAGCTTATGATGCGCTAGAAGGATTTTTTGATATTCACGGAGATCCCGTTGTAGAAGATCCTAAGTCTCCAGTCGAAGGTATCGATGGAGAGGTTGTAGCTTTTGGTTCTAAGACTTTTTTGAAAAATGAAAGGTCTGCCATGAAGACTGACGCTAGAGAACTTAATGAGTTTATACGTCAGTTTCCGTTTTCTCCTGAAGAAGCTTTTAGAGATAGTATAGAGGGCAGCCTATTTAATATAGGAAAGATTTATGAGCAAATAGAAAACAATGACAACTTATATCCTAACCCTGTTGTTCAAGGAAACTTTGTTTGGGTAGATGGAAAGCGTGACGGGAGGGTTGCATTTAGGCCTATGGCTGACGGAAGGTGGAGGGTAGCTTGGATGCCTCCAGCGGAAATGCAAAACAAAAGAGTTTTAGAAAGAGGTAAGCTTATAGCACCAAACGCTTCATTCGGTTGTGGCGGTGTCGACTCTTACGATCTTGATGCTACTGTTGACGGGAGAGGTTCGAAAGGTGCTTGCCATTTGTTTAACAAGTTTAATATGGTGTATCCGTCTAACATGTTTGTTGCAGAATATGTAAGCCGTCCTCCTATGGCTAAGATTTTTTATGAGGATATACTTATGGCTTCTTTCTTTTATGGGTATCCTTTACTTATTGAGAATAATAAGTATGGTATAGTACGCTACTTTGAAGAACGTGGTTATGACGGGTATGTTTTAGATAGACCAGATCACTTAAAATCATCTAGTTACAGTAGTAACGTTAAAACAAAAGGCATTCCCTCTAACTCACAAGATGTACTCCAAGCTCATGCTCAAGCTGTAGAAGATTATATCCATCAGCATGTGGGGTATAATGAGGAAGGGGATATGGGAAGGATGTATTTCAACCGCACGTTAGAAGATTGGATAGGTTTTAAAATAAACGATAGAACAAAGTATGACCTTACTATAAGTTCTGGCCTGGCTTTGCTGGCTTCTCAAAAGGTAGACAAGAAAATAAAAAAGAGTAATTTTAACGAGAAAACTTTTTTCAGAAAATACAAATACAACTCTTCGGGCCCCTCAATTCTAAAAAAGTGAAAAACAGTATATTTGCAGATATGACAACTGAAGCATAATGGAGTACGGACAAAGTAA